ATGGGGAACGGCGCAACAAGGGCTTTGGAACTCGATCTATCTCCGCTGGATACCAAAAAAGACGATCTGACTCAAGCTCTAGATCGCCCTTTGGCGGTTTCGCGCTTCCCCGATGTGCGGGCGGGGCAGGTTGAATCCAGCCTGCTGTCTCTGCGCCAGATTGCCCAGCTGATCGGGCAGACTCACGGCGCGGCAAAGTCTGATCTGCCGTTACTGAAGCTTGGCACGTTTGGCAGCGAACGCACCGGCAAGGGCAGCCTTCGGCATGATGGCAACCTGCAGGCTATCTCTGGTATCGAAGGCGACTATGACTCCGGGCAGATCGCCCCAGAGGTTGCCGCAGAACGCTTGCGCGCCGCCGGCCTGGCAGCCCTGGTCTACACGACCCCTTCCCATACGCCCGCCGCGCCCCGCTGGCGGGTGCTTTGCCCGCTGTCGGTGACAGCCGACCCGGCAGACCGGGAAGGCCACTGCGCCCGCGTCAACGGCGCGCTAGGGGGCATCCTCTCACCCGAGTCCTTTACCCGTTCGCAGACCTACTATTTCGGCGCGGTAGACGGGCAGGCCCCGCCAGAGGTTCACCTGGTAGAAGGCCGGGCAATCGACAAGGCGACCGAACTGCCCGCTTTGGGGCGGCCGCAAATCGAGTCGCCTGCTGACGATCTCGAACCCCTTTACCCCTCTGACCTTTGGGACCCGGCCCCGGACTGGGCACGAATCAAGTCGGCGCTGAAATCTATCAAGGATGCATCCGACCGCGCCACCTGGTTGGAGATTGGCCAAGCTCTGCACCATGGGGGCAAAGCCGACCCCGCCGAGGCTTTCCGCCTTTGGTGTGTATGGTCCAAGCGTTGCCCGGAAAAATATGATGAGGCTTCGCAGCGCCGGACCTGGGCCAGCTTCAGCTCGGATCGCAAGAATGCCGTTCGGGGACTCGGGACTCTTTTCCATCATGCCAAGTTGGCAGGCTGGTCAGGCGAGTCGACTCCCGCCCCGTCGCGCCTTTCCTTCCTGACCCCGACCGATTGCGAAACTGCCCCGTCTCGGGGCTACGTCATAAAGGGCTTCGTTGCGCCCGGCGATGTGGGCTGCATCTTTGGTGCACCTGGGGCAGGCAAGAGCCTGCTGGCCCCGTTCCTGGGCTATATGGTTGCCGGGGGCAATGAAGCCTTTGGGATGCGCACCCAGGCTGGCCCCGTCTTCTATGTGGCAGCCGAAGACCCCCACGGTATGCGGGGCAGGGTGAAGGCTTTGAAGCTGGCCCACGGCGATGCCCCAGGCTTCACCTTGGTTGAAGGTGTGTCCGATCTTTTGCGGGCGGACTCCGCTGATCTGGCGGCCCTGGAAGCGGCTGTAAAGGAACGATCCCCGACCCTGATCATTGTTGACACCCTGGCGATGGCCTTTCCCGGCCTGGAAGAAAACAGTGCCGAGGCCATGGGGCGGGTAGTGGCCGTTGCCCGTCGCCTGGCCGAGGGTGGCGCGGCGGTAGTGCTGATTCATCATGATACCAAAGCCGAAGGGGCAACCCCGCGCGGCCATAGCCTGTTGAATGGCGCGCTTGATATGGCCGCGCATGTGAAGCGCGACCCGGAGTCGGGCATCATTCGGGGCACCCTCACAAAGAACCGCAATGGTGCATGTGATCTCGATATCGCCTTCAGGATCGAGACAGAAGAGGGGGGCACCGATTCGGACGGAGACCGAATCAGCCTGCCACGATGCAACCCGATCACTGCCCCACGGCAACGTGAAAAGCGGCTGTCACCATCGGCTACTGCGGCCCTGGCGGTGCTCTGCGAACTTGGCACACCTACCGAAGATGAATGGCGGCAAGCCTGTGTTGAAGGTCGCAGCGTGTCGGCTTCCGAAGAGGTAAAGTCCCGACAAACGGCTTTCCGGCGTGCCGTGGCGGACTTGGTAAGGTCGGAACGGGTGTTGTTCCAATCGGGGCGCTACTCCGAAAACGATGGCTTTGAAGCAATGATAGATTTGGTTGCATCTAGCCAAGGCGACAGACAGCGACAAACAGGCGACATGTCGCCACTTGTCGTCACCGGCAAAGCGGCGGTGATGGCGACAGACAGCGACATATACCCTTTAGGGTATGTCGCCATGTCGCCACCCGATGCCCCGCAATCCCAATTGGAATTAAGCGAATGGGTGGGGATGATATGAAACCAATCGCATCATTCATTCAATCGCATCATGCATTGGATTGCATCTGCACTGATACCCCCGTGGGGCAAGCTGACCCCGACCGATCATCAATCCGCATACCACCTGGCGCGCAGTCTCAGGCGACGCGGCTTGACCTGTCGACTCGTTGCATGCGGTGTATTGAATGGGTCCTTCCCCAAGGGGGCGTGCCGCGGGGTCGCCGAACCGCAAAAGAAAACGCTCTGCAAAATTTTCGGCATCGGAAGGGACCGCGATATGTCAACCTTTAAGGATGACTTTCTGGCAATACTTGGTGGCCACGTGGCACCGGCTGGCCCCTCAGGCTTAATAGGAAGCCCGCCTGCGGGCGACTCGGTGATCCGGCAACCCGACACTACCAAAGCAAAGGAAGGCCCCTTAGCGGGCAATTCTGGGGCCATTCCGGAATCGCTTGGGGAAGAGGAAATGGCCCGGCTTCTGGGCTGTACAGCTTCCCATATCCGCACCCTTTCGAGAGAGGGGCACCTGGTGAAAGCTGGCCGGGCGCGCTGGAACGTTAGGGCAAGCTTGCTGACCTACCTTGAGCACATCCGGCAGTTAGCGGTGAAACGCGGTCGGAATGATGACCCAATGAAGCTTGAGCGTATCCGGGTTTTGACGGCTCAGGCACAGAAGATCGAGATGCAAAACCAGATCGCGGCCGGGGAAATGCTGCGGGCCGCCGATGTGGAAAGGGAATGGTCGAATCTTCTGCGCGACGTTCGTTCTACATTGCTCGCGGTGTCGTCGCGGTGTGGGGCAAGCCTGCCACACCTGACCGCCCATGATATCGCTGCGATTGATCGTGAGATTAAATTGGCATTGGAAGGGCTCGCAATTGGGAACGATTGAAACTGTTAAGCGCAATGCATTGCAGGCCCTTCGGCCGCCTGCCAATATCTCAACTGCAGACTGGATTGAGCAGAATATCTACCTGCCACAAACGGCTTCGGCCCTGCCCGGCAAGATGCAACTCTGGGCTTATCAGCGGGGAATCTGCGATGCCTTGGACGACCCCGGAATTGAAAAGATTACTGTGCTGAAATCTGCGCGAATTGGTTACACCGCCCTATTAACTGGAATCATCGCTGCAAACGTCGCAAATGCACCAGCCCCGATCCTGGTTGTGCAGCCGACTCAAGATGATGCCAGGGATTATGCTGTCGATGTTGAACAGGTATTTGAAGCTTCGCCCAATCTGCGCGGCCTATTAACAGATGAATCCGACGATTCTGGCAGATCCACAATGCTGGCCCGCCGCTTTGCAGGTGGCAGCCTTAAATTCGTGGCAGCCAAAAGCCCGCGAAACTTGCGCCGCCATACAGCCAGAATCTTGATTCTCGATGAAATCGACGGCTTCGAAACATCTCAGGAAGGCGACCCAATAGAACTTGCGACAATGCGCACAATGACCTTCAGGGATAGAAAGATCACTGCCGGATCGACTCCTGTTTTCGACTATGGGCCGGCGACCCGGCTTTACGACAAGTCTGATCGAAGAATTTATGAATGCCTTTGCCCAAGCTGCAATGAATTCGCGGAAATCAAATGGGCAGATATCAGGTGGAGCGAAGGCCAGCCGGACTCGGCGCATTGGGTCTGCCCCAATAACGGCTGCATTGTAGACGAAAGGCACAAGCCCGGCATGGTTGCTACAGGCCGCTGGCGGGCAACTGCATCCGAAGTGAAGGGCCATGCCGGATTCAAGGTCAATGCGCTGATCAGCCCGCATTTCAATGCCGGCTGGGGCAAGTTGGCCGCAGAGTTTCTACAGGCAAAGAAAAGCCCTGAGACCCTGCAGACCTTCACAAACCTTGTCCTAGGTGAACCTTGGAAGACCGAGGGGGAAGACCTGGATGAGCACGATCTGTACGCCCGCCGGGAAGCCTTCACCTTGGCCGCCCTTCCGGATGATGTGCTTTTCCTGACAGCAGGAGTCGACTGCCAGGATGACAGGCTGGAATGCGTGATCATGGGCCACGGGCGAAGCGATATCTTCACCCTGAATCATTCTGTCTTTTATGGCCCGATCGACGAGGATGCGGTTTGGCAAGACCTGGACTCGCTGCTGAAACAACGCTGGAATCATCCGAGGGGCGGCACGATTGGAATTGATGCGGCTTGCATCGACTCCGGCGATGGTGGCCATACAGAAATTGTCAATTCGTTCTGTCGGCCGCGATTTGGCCGCAGGGTAGTGGCAATCAAAGGTATGGGCGGATTCAGCCGCCCGATGCTGGAAAAATCCGGGGCCAAGGGTCAATTACTTTGGCTTGCCGGAGTCGATGCCATTAAATCGCAGCTCTTTCAAAGATTGGCGCGGGGGCAGGGTGTCAGGTTTGCAGAGTCGCTTGCCCCAATCTATTTTGAACAACTTACCTCAGAACGCCGAGTTGTAAGATATACCCGTGGTACACCTGTTGCCCGCTTCGAACGGATCAAAGGCAAGCGGGCGGAAAGTCTTGATGCGACCGTATATGCATGGGCCGCGCGGCAGCTCATTGGGCAAGCGGCAGACCGGCGCGAACTGGAGCTTTCGACTCCAGCCGCACCGGCCAAGGTTCAAAGGGTGATCATGTCGAATTGGCTCAATCGTTCTTGAACGGAGATGACATTTGACCGCTTGCCACCCCGAAAAGATGTGTCCCTTTGACTAAAGCTAATTCTCTCCCGTTTGAAAGGATTTTGATTTGCCCATTGAATACCTGAAATTCAATGGGCAGCGATTTATCGGCATTCCCAAGCGCCTCGATCAGATCATTGAACAGTATCTTATATTCCACGGGCTGACTCCTGCATTCTTGTTGCAGCCTGTGTGGCTTCAACCAATGTCATGCGATAAGGAACCTCGTTTCGCCAGACTGCCCCGCCTATCTGGTGCAAGATACCGGGCTCATATCCGTTCTGGTGTTCGATTACGACTGGCCAGACCTTGGGTGTTCCCATGCCCTGACCTACCCATGCGGGTGCTGCTACTTTGGCTGCATACATTTGAATGTTCCTTCGCTGCGGCTCATTTGCCGATGGAATCAGCATCGCCGAAGATTATAGGAAATTCAAGAAAAGTCTACATTGAGAGTCACGGCAAAAGTGATTCAGCCGAATATCTTCCTGGGATTCTTTATATCGCTGTCCTTTACCTGCCCCAAAGATACCCATGCCAACAAGTCTTCTGGCTGTACGATACCCCGACGATTCAGTAGAATGCGCACCGCCAGGATCGACATGCTGATTGGATATCCAAGGGCGACTCCCTCGCTGATCAGTTGCTCTGACTCACGGCGGGTAGATTCGATCTGATTGCATGTATCGAACAAGGCACGACCCCTTCTGAGGAATGGGGCGGCAGATCGTCTGCCGCCCCGTACCAACCGCGGCTTGTCAAAGGCCCGTTGGCTCACTGGCGCGAAGAGGACGCAACTCGCCGGTGCCTTACTGTGTTTGGTTGCGGGCGACCTACGCCGCCCGCAACCTTTGCGACCATCATTCCCCTGATGATTTGTCGACTCATACGTCGATTCCCGATCAAAGACAAGAGTGATTGACTCTAGTGAGTCCATCTGCCATAGAGGGGGAAGAAACGGAGAACCGCCATGACCGATGAAACCGAAGTGCCCCATGAAGCGCTTTTCGCCTATCCCAGGCTGGGGCCGAACTTTTCGATCAAGGATATTGCGAACTCGATCATGGCAAGCGGCGTGCCGTTCCCGACCGCCCACGGTCGCGTGAAAATCTACGCGAAGGCATCGCTGATCTATGTCCGAGAAAAGGGCGTCACGACCCAGCCCAACGGATATGACTTTTCGGACGCGGCTGCAGCCTGCGTCCTGTCCGCCCTGCAAGAGGCGGGGATTCAGGATCATGAAGTGCTGCAGGCTGCGTCTCAGGCACTTTACACTTGGACCGACTCCGACGGCCGCGACTCGGTCTACAAGCTGCCCGGACAGCCGCACTTGCCTCGGCATCCCATCGACCGGGCAGTGTGGGGCATCGGCAAGCTGGGGGAACACTGGTCACTGCATGTTGACGTTTGGCGCGACCCGCAGACTGGAAACCGCACGATCAATTGCGACTTCAAGGAAATGCATCGGCCTCACATCGGGCAGGCAAACCCGGAATCGACTGCTTACCCCGTGGTTTCGATTGCCGTACCTCTGGATTGGCTAGTGCAACCAATCTGTCGGAAATTGTTCGGCGGGCCGGTGAACTGATATGAGCCTGCTTTCCCGACTCTTGGGTCGCACCGCGCCCGCACCCACTGCAGTGCGGCGCTTCGATGGTGCAGCCGCAGGCCGTCGCGCCACAGGCATGGGCACCTTCGGGCGGATCAATCCAGAGATTGCCACGGCTGGCCCGCGCCTGCGCAGCCGGGCGGCATATTTGGCAGTCAATAACCCTTGGATTGCAAATGCCGTGGGCAACTGGACCTGCGCCCTGGTCGGCCCTGGAATCCAGCCGACCGCGAAGCACCCTGACCCGGACGTTCGCAAAGCTCTGAATCGCTACTTTCAAGAATGGGCTTCGCAGGCGGACATTGAAGGGCGTACCGACTTTTTCGGGCTGCAGGCTATCGCAGCCGATTCAATGGTGAAGGCCGGCGAAGCGGTTGTCCTGCTGGTGCAGACGGCAGACGGCCCCCGGTTGCGGGTGATCGCAAGCGAGTTGCTTGACGATGCCAAGACTGTTGAACTGGCAGACGGGAATTCGATCTATAACGGAGTCGAGGTAGACTCCGATGGCAGGCGCGTGGCCTATTGGATCCTGCCGGAAAAGCCGAATTCGGTCTGGACAACCTATGCGCCTTCCGTTCGGGTTCCTGCAGATCAGGTGTTGCATGTTTTCAAGCCCCTCAGTCCTGGCCAATTACGGGGCATTACTTGGCTTGCCGCGGTAGTTTTGGCCGCCTCTGAATTCGATCAACTCTGCGATGCGCATTTGATGGGGGCCAAGCTGGCCGCAATGCACGCCGCTTTCATAATTGATCTGAATTCTACCGGCGCAGTTTATGATGGGGAAGACGTGCCCAGTATGGAACCTGGTGCGATGGTCCGGCTTCCGGGCGGAACTGATGTAAAATTCAACTCGCCTGCCCAGCTTCAACAGATTGACGCCTTCCTTAAAATGAATCTGCGGCAGTTGGCGGCCGGACTCGGCTTGCCGGATCACTTGCTTTCTGGCGACCTCACAGGTGCCAATTATTCCAGTTTACGTGCCGGTCTTTTGCCCTTTCGGCAGAGGGTAGAGCAAATCCAATATGGAGTCCTGGTGCCGCAGTTGCTTGCGCCAGTTTGGCGGGCCGTGATCCTGCACGGGATTCTATCTGGTGACATTCCAGCCGCAGACTTTGAATCCAATCCGGCCGCCTATTTGACTGCAGAATGGTTGCCCCCAAAGCCCATGCAAGTCGATCCGCTCAAAGATACAAACGCGACCGTCGCAGAACTGGAAGCGGGACTCACGTCGCGCCGCAAGGCTGTCGCGGAGCGGGGGTGGGTGCTGGAAGACCTGGAAGACGAAATCGCAGCCGAAAGGAATCCGAACAATGGCGCTTGACGATATCTTGCACCGGGCGGCACCGCTCACGCCTGCCAGTTTTGATGCTGAGGCAATGACGGTTGAGGCCGTGATCAGCACCTTCAGCGATGTGCAGCGCCGGGACTCGAGGGGCGACTACATCGAACGTCTCAGTGCGACCGGCCTGGACCTGTCCAACCTGACTGGCGCACCCGTTCTGGACGGGCACCGGCAAGGATCGGCCCGTGATGTGATCGGGACAGTGACGGGGCACCGCATGGAAGGCGGCAAGCTCATTGCCACTATTCAGCTGTCGGCCGCCCCCGATGTGGCCAGCATTGTGACCCGAATCCGGGAAGGCACGCTGCGAGGGGTAAGTGTCGGTTACCGCGTGACCAAATGGGCCGAGTCGATCGATCCCGCCACCAAGACAAGAATTCGCACCGCAGCCGCCTGGTCAATTCAGGAAGTTTCGGGCGTTCCAATCCCAGCCGATTCCGGCGCAACTTTCAGAAAGGCCGACTCCATGGCACTTGACGACGATACGACGATTCAGACCCGCGCGGAAATCCGCACCATTGCCCGCTCTGCGGCCCTGCCCGTTGAGTGGGCAGACGCACAGATCGACTCGGGCGCGACCGTGATCGAAGCGCGCGCCGCTGCGTTCGCAGAACTGCAGACCCGCAAGGCCCCCAAGATCAAGGTGGGGCCGTCGCATGATGATCCTTCGGCCATGATGACCCGCCGCGCCGATGCACTCTATGCCCGCGTGTCTGGCACTGCCCCCAGCGAAGAGGCCAAGCCTTTCATGGTCGAGACCCTGCGCGACATGGCGCGGGCAGCTGTCGAAGCCTCTGGCAACAGCACGCGCGGCATGGACGCCGATCAGCTGTTTCGGGCCGCGATGCATACTACCTCCGACTTTCCGAACCTGCTGACAAGCACCGGCAACCGGACTCTCATGGCGGCATATCAGGTGGCGCAATCGCCGCTCAAACAGATTGCCCGGCAGGCCACCCTCGCCGACTTCCGGCCGGCTTCGAAGCTGAAGCTTTCCGATGTTGGCGCGCTGCAGGAACTGACCGAGTCGGGCGAGATCAAGAGCACGACTCGCGGTGAAGCGGTGGAGTCGTACAGCCTGAAGACCTACGCGACCCAATTCAGCATCTCGCGCAAGGCGCTGATCAATGATGACCTTGGGGCATTCCGGGACTGGGGCGCGACTGCCGGCCGCATGGCTGCAGAGACGGAAGCGAACGTCCTGGTCGCGCTGCTGCTGTCCAATCCTATCATGGGCGAAGATGCTCAGACCTTCTTTCATGCGGCTCATGGTAACCTTGGAACTGCCGGGGCTTTGAACGTCGCCAATCTGGGGCTTGCCCGCAAGGCCATGCGCGGAATGAAAGGTCTCGACAAGGTCACCCCGATCAATGCGACCCCGCGCTACCTTGTTGTCGGGCCGGAGCAGGAAACCACGGCGGAACAAGTCTTGGCTTCGATCTATGCGGCAACTGTGGCAGACGTGAATCCGTTCGCTACCAAGCTGACCCCCTTGGTGGAACCCCGAATCTCTGGCAACCGCTGGTACCTATTCGCAGACCCGGCAGATCTGCCATGCATGGAATATGCCTATCTGTCTTCGGCCCAGGGGCCGCAGATGGCTTCGCGCGAAGGCTGGGATGTCCTCGGCATGGAGTACCGGGTTGTCCTGGACTTCGGCGCCGGCGCAACCGACTGGCGCGGCGCCTACCTGAACCCTGGAGTCTAAGCCGTGGCAACGCTGGCCCAGCTGCAAGACTGGCGGGAACGACTAAAGGATGCCCGATACTCGGGCGTCCGTTCCGTTCGCGACTCCAATGGCGAGACGGTCGAATACAAGTCCGACGCCGAACTTGCCCGCGCCCTTGGCGCTGTCGAATCCGAGATTGCCGGGGCAGCGCGCCCCCGGCAATCTATCATATATCCAACTACTTCGAAGGGAATCTGACGTGAAGACATTCATTCAAGCTGGGTCAAACCTGACCATCCCCGCGCCCGCTGCAGTGACCTCTGGCGGAGTGGTGATCGCTGGCCAGATCGTCGGCATTGCTGCCGGTTCCGCTGCTGTCAACGAGTCCGTTGACGTGGTGGTCACAGGGGTCTTCGATCTGCCCAAGGTCAGCGCCGACGCCTTCACCCTGGGGGCGCTGGTCTACTGGAACAGCACCACGAAGCTGGCCACCGTCACGGCTGCAGGTAACACCAAACTGGGCGTTGCCGTGGCAGCGGCTGCAGCCTCTACCGGCACGGTCAAAGTCCGGCTGTCGGGCTTCTGATCGGTGACGGCGGTGCAAGCCTTGATGAAAATCGAAGAGGCTGCGAAGGTTCTGGGCGTTCCCAAGGGTTCGCTCAGAACCGCCGCTAAGATGCATGGCTTTATTGTGCGCATGGGGCGGGCAGAGCGGATCGACCCAACCTGCTTTCCGGAGTTGATAAAACGATGCCAAGACAA